ATGTCGCCGACGTCTCCGATCGCCGAGGCCTGCTCGGCCATCACGATCGGGCGACCCAGCAGGGTGCCCAGGGGCGCGTCCTGGAGGCCAGTCGCCGGCAGGAACACCGGCCAGTTGCCGATGGTCATCAGGGGCAGCTGCGGGTAGGCCTCCTGGTTGATAAGCCAGACCGCGTTCTTGACGCTGCTCGCGGGGAGCCGCGAGAGCATCTTCACGACGTTGGTGGAGTTGATCGTGTCGGCGGTCTGGCCGCCCTCGGCCGCCTGGCTGACGGTCGCCGCGGCATTCAGGATGCCGAGCGGCTTGCCGACGCCATCGCCCCGGATGATCCCGTCATCGAGCTTGAAGCCGAACTCCTCGGTGAACCAGCTGCTGACCTCCGCCTCGAGGGCCGGCGCGTCCTGGAGGAGCTCGTCGGTCGCGTAGTACACGCCGATGAGCTTCTGCAGGTCCATGTCGATCTGGCGGAACTTGGGCCGGCTGGCTGTCTTGGTCCCAGCCTCGGCAAGCCAGAAGGCCTGCAGGCCACCCATCCGCGAGCCATCGGCTCGGCTGGTCTCGTCGACCGCATTGGCCTTGAAGCCGTTACCGCTGACGGGGCGCCGGCGCACGCGCGAGGCGACGATGCCGGTGTCGTAGAGATCGCGATAGAGCTCGGTGCCGAGGTCGTGCTGGACGAGGAAGCCACCGTCTGACGGCACGGACTCGTTGAGCCCCTGGGCGGCGGCTGCGACACGCCAGCCCTGCTCGATCTTGGCCTGGCGCTCATCGAGACGGTGACCTGGGCCGGTCGAGTCGACGACCGCCAGGAGCTGCTCGCCGAGGGACCGGAAAGGGGTCGGGAGCTGCTCGCCGGCAGCGCTCTCGGCGGCCGCATCGATCTCCTCCTCGGAGACCGTCGGCGCGGCAGTCAGGCGCTCGCGTCGACGCTGCTCTTCGGCGATCTGCACCGCGAGGGCGTCGCGTTCGGCGCCAATACTCAGGCGCTCGTCGGACGAAGCAGTGAGGGCTGCCAGGATGGCCTCGTCGCCGTCGGCTGATTCGGCGGCCGCCACGAGCGCGTCCTCTCGGCTCTTGAGCTTGCGGTCACGCTCCTGCATCACGGCGAGGCCGTTGACGAAGCCGATGCCGAGCATGATCGAGGCGACCATCGTCGCGGCGTCGATCCCTGCCGGCATCCCGAAGACGTTGCCCGGGCGGTAGACCGCGAACGGGGTCGGCGTCTGGCCGACGTAGCGCTCGTGCGGGATGCGATCCATGCGTCATGTCTCCTAGCGCTCATGGCGCCGGAAACACAAAGCGCGCGACCGGCGCCAGTGATTTCTCACTGGTCATCCGAGCGCGCGCACCGTCGGGTGTCGCTTTCCCGTGTCACCCGCCGCTGGCCGATGATCGAAGGACTCGACCTGTTCAGCGGGCCTGATTCAGTTGCAGTCGTGACGGTAGCTGCGCAGAATCCTCGTTGTCAAGGGGCTAGCGACGCTTGAGCTCCACGGACAGGTCCGGGATGACGTTCCAATAGTGGGCTCGGGCGTAGGCCTGGTGCTCTGCGTTCCGAGCGACGATGTCGTCGGCGATGCCGGTTCCGCTGATTACGACGACTTCGAAGTCGGCGTCCGTGTAATGGCCGAGCCCGTTGGCCTCGCGCCACGTTCGGTCGGTGTAGTACCAGCACATCTCGTGGATGAAGCGAACGTGGGTCGGGTCCCAGAATGCCCGCGCCGACATGACGTACGGGTGGACGATATGGACCAGCGCGCCCTTCTTCGTGATCCGGTGGACCTCCTCCCAGAAGAGGAACCAGCCGTCGCGCGCCCCCCATTCCGGCCGGTAGTGCGGAATGTGCTCGACGAAGTGACTGACGTTGACCTCGACGACAGAGCCGGTCTTGATCGGCCAGGGGAACTGGAACAGGTCCCAGACGATGTCGCTGCCGGACTCGAGATCGATCCCGACGTAGCCGTCCCGCTTGTTGCGGCCGGCGGCGATGTCGAGCCGCTTCGGTGCCCAGATCTTGCCGCTCGGGGCGTCGAGCGCACGCAGGGCGCTCACGAGGCGTGCTCGTCGAGATATGCGCGCGCCTTCTCGCCGTACGCGGCGCCCCATTCCAGTGCTGTGTTGCATCGGCTGCAAAGCAAACCCCGGACGCGCCCGGTCTCGTGGTCATGATCGACATGCAGACGGCGGCGGAGAGGCGACTCCCCGCAGATTGCACAACGCCCGCCCTGAGCGTTCAGCATCGTGTCGTACTCCTCCGTCGTCATTCCGTAGGTTCGTTTCAGGTGTTTCGCGCGGCCAAGCTCCGGATTGCGGTCTCGATATGCCTTGCCGGACTCGAGCGCACGCTGCCGGTTGGCTTCGTACCAAGCCCGCGCCGTCTCTCGATGCTGTTCCGGATGTCGTTCCCGCCACGAATAGCTGGCTGCTTTGGCTCTGGCTCGCACCTCTGCGCTCTCTTGGTAGCGCTTCCGGTTGTAGGCATTGGCCTCGTCCTTAGATCTCGCCATTCATGCATTATCACATGGAGCGCTTAGTAAACAAAACCAGCTGGGCCGAAGGTTCCTGCATAGTCGAGATGACCGACTTTCACCCGGGTATCGCACGCGATCTTGTAGCCAGCCTTGGCCACGTTCTCGAAGAAGTGGAGATCCTGTGTGTAACCCTTGCCGCCCTGCTGAGGATCCCAGGACTGCACGGTCTCGAACCAGGGCCGAGGGATCCGCTCGTCCCGGAAGAGGCGCATGTCGAACAGGGTGAAGCCCATCCCGAGCCCCCAGCACTTCTGCACGGCATCGACACGCGGCACCTGCGGGCGGAAGTCGACGATGCCTGTACCTGAGCCGTAGATCATCGGCTGTCCTGTCTCCAATCCCTTTGTCCAGTACAGGCCGCCGACAGCGGCGAACTCGTCGATGCTCTCGTATAGGCGCAGCAGCCCGTCTGGCGGCGGCAGGTTGTCCTCCTCGAGCGTCAGGAGGTACTTCCACTTCGAGAGCTCTGGATGCGCCAGGATCGTCTCGATCGCCGTCGTGTAGGCGGCTCCGACCTCCATCCCCGACACGAAGAGCCTGACGCACTTCTGGTTCATCGGCGTCATCAGGCCCATCCAGTTCTCGACCGCCCGGGCGGGGATCATGCCCCGGGTCGGGACCACGATGACGGTGCTGATGTCGCGGTAAGCCTTGCCCTCTCGCAGCCGCTTCCGGGCCTGCTGTCCGTGCGCGTTGTGGAAGCCGACGTCGCCGCCGACGATGATCTGGGGGTCCAGGGGAGCCCTCCTATCGGAAGATGAGGATCGGGTTCGCCCGAACGAGACCGGCGCCCGACTGTGTGATCTGGGACTGCTGAAGCGTCTGGCTCGTCGCGGTGATCGCCGAGCTGATCAAGCCCTGCAGCGGCCAGAGCCTGTTATCCGATGCGTTGGTCGCGGCGTTGAAGTCGCCGAACGCGGTGGCGGTGGCGCTGGCCACGCCGGCCCCGAGCAGCATCGAGAGCGTTCCGTTCAGCGCCGTCGTTGCGGCCCCTGTCGAGATGGCCGACGTCGAGCTGACATGCAGGCCGAACCAGTACTGCCCGGGCGACAGCGCCGTGGCCAGGCCGAACGACAGCAGTCGGGCCCCGGTGGCCGAGGAGGCGATGCCCGAGTTGCTGACCCACGAGACCGTGATCGTGTTCGATGCGCCCACGATCGGGTTGAGGCTGACGCCGTTCCTCGAGTAGATCACCGCCACGTTCGAGAAGGCCACAGCGGCCGTGGCGGCCGTGGCGCTCGAGGCGGTCTGGAACGACACGGGGACGTCGACGCGGGTGAACGAGACGTCCTGCGGGATCTGGACCCAGACGACCGACGCCGAGGCATTCGTCTGGCCAGATGCCGCCATGGAATAGAGTGCCGCCGTGTTGTGGTACCAGCTGCTGAGCGTGGCGTTCAGCGGGATCGAGGCTGTGATCGTCTGGGCGTTCGTCCCGAAGGTCACGCCGTTGCCGTTGCTGAACACGACGGTCCCGGACGTGTACGTGGTCGCGGCGTTGATGGCCAGGCCGTAGATGCCTGCGTCGGCGATCGAGACCGTGCCACCGTTCGCATCGGTCGTCTGGGACAGCGAGATCCCGTTCGTCCCGACGAAGACCAGGCGGGTACCGGTGACACCCGTGGCGCCGGCCGTGTTCCCGAGGTTCGAGACGCCGGCGGACATCGCGCCGGCGCCCAGGTTCGGCGCGCTGATGGTCACGCTTTGGCCGTTCTGCGACAGGGTGATGTTGTTGCCGCCTGCCAGGATCATCGTGCCCGACGAGATCAGGGCAAGGGCTCCCGACGTGTTGCCGGCAAGCGAGGCGTCCACGACGTTCTGCGTCTGCACGCTCTGGCTGTTGACGCTGAACTGGAACTGGTTGCCGGTGGTCGACCGGATGGTGATCGCGCCGAGCTCCGACAGCCCGATCGTGCCCGACGTATACGTCGTGTTCGAGTTGGAGAACCCAGAGATGCCCGTCGCGGCCGCGGCGGCGGAGAACTGGAACGCGTTGCCCGTCGTGGAGCGGATGGTGAGCTGGCCACCCACCACGGACAGGTTCACGGTGCCCGAGGTGTAGGTCGTCTCCGAGTTGCCGAGCGCCCCGAGGAACGTCTGCGTCTCGGCCTGGACGCTCTGGCTGATGGAGAAGCGGAACGCCTGGCCCGTGGTCGAGCGGATCGTGAGCGCGCCGCCCTCGACCGACAGGTTCACCGTCCCCGAGGTGTAGGTCGTCTGGCTGTTGCCAAGGCCACCCACGAACGTCTGGGTCTCCGCTTGGACCGACTGGCTCACCGAGAACTGGAAGGCATTCCCCGTCGTGCTTCGGATCGTCAGGGCGCCCCCGTTGACCGAGAGATTGACCGTACCCGACGTGTAGGTCGTCTCGCTGTTCTGGATCCCGCCGACGAAGGTTTGCGTCTCGGCTTGCACCGTCTGGCTCAGGCTGAACTGGAAGGCCTGACCGGTCGTCGAGCGGATCGTCAGGTTGCCAGCGACGACGGAGAGGCTGACGGTGCCACTTGTGTACGTCGTCTGACTGTTGGCGATCCCCGAGACGCCGGTCTGCGCCGACTGGGCTGCCACGCTGAACTGATACTGATTCCCTGTCGTCGAGCGGATCGTGATCGCGCCGAGCTCGCCGAGTGAGACGGTGCCCGAGGTGTAGGTCGTCTGGCTGTTCGCGAGGCCGCTGATCGCCGTCTGCGCCCCCGCGGCCGCCGGGCCTGAGATCGTGACGGCGTTCCCGTTCTGGCTGAGGGTGATGTTGTTCCCTCCAGCCAAGGTGACGGTGCCGGACGAGATCAGGGCGAGCGCACCCGCCGTGTTCCCGGACAGGCTCATGTCGACGGCGTTCTGGGTCTGGACGGTCTGGGCTACTGGTGCCGCGACGCTGAGGCGTACGGAGCCGGCACCAGTGCCCACCGTGATCCCGCCACCAATACCGGTCAGGACGACGGTCCCCGACGAGAAGAGGGCATCGCTGGCGCTGAGGACGACCATCCCCTGTGACTGGACGCTCTGAGCCGCGACGCTGAGCTCGAACGCGTTGCCCGTCGTGGAACGGATCGTCAGGGCGCCGAGAGCGGCCATCGCGACCGTGCCCGAGGTGTAGGTCGTCTCCGAGTTGCCCAGGCCGACGATCGCGGTACGGAGGGCACCGATCGGCTCGTAAGCCGCGTTGCCCTCGGCCGGCGTCAGGTAGCCCGGATGCGGATCCTCGAGCGCCTCGTGCGCGGCGAGCGACGCGGTGACCTCGGTGTCACGTGCGATAGAGGCCGGGATGTCACCGTCCGTCAGAACGACGCTGTGGTCAGCGTCCCAGTCCTCGCCGCCGACGCGCCCGTCGAGCGGGTTCGTCTCGCCAGAGACCTTCGTGTGACGGACGGTGGCCATCTGCGATACCTACTGCGCGGCGCCTGAGGGTCCGACGCCAACGGACGCACCGGTCGGCCCAACAGCCTCCGCGGCAGTGCCGGCGGGGACGGCGGCGTCCGCCACCCCGCCCGGGGGCGTGCCGAAGCCGACAGGGCCACCGCCCGTGTCGACGTCGAAGGCGACGGGGTCGAACGCCGTTGCGTCGAACGCCGTCATCAACCCTCCTCAGTCGCCTCGAGGCGCTCGAGGATCTCAGCCCGAGTGCCCGACGAGTCGAGGCCGCGCGCTTCGGCGATCGCGACCAGGTCGGCCTTCTTGGCATGGGTCAGGTCCGTGTCATCGAGGACTGGAGCGCGCCAGACGAGGCCCTGGCCGCCGCACGCCGGACAACGCTCGCCGTCGACCATGCCGGTCACGTGACAGAGTTCGCAGTTCACGAGCAGGTGTTCGATCGCGATCATCGGATCCTCCTATCGTCGGTTGGCGTTCGCGCGGGCGAGCGCCAGCGCGGCCTGTGCTTCGTTGGTTCGGTCGGGCTGGTCTTCGGGCAGCGGTGCATCATCGGACGGCGGCGGCTCGATCTCCGCCTCGGTCGGGATGGGCGTCTCCTCCGAAGAGACCAGGTGCCACGTCGCACCCGCGACACGCGCCGTCGGTGCCTTGCCCGTGGCCAGTCGGATGATCGCCTCGTCGAGCGTCCCGACGCGATCTGCGAGCCCGGCTGCAACTGCCCGTCGGGCAGTCAACACGCGCCCTTGGCCGTAACCCTCGCGGACGGCCGCCGGCGTGACCCCGCGGCCCTTCGCCACGGCACCGACGAACTGCCCGTAGTAGTCGTCCACGACCTGCTGCAGATGCGTCCGCGCCGTGTCCGACAGGGGCTCGCTCATGTTAGCTTCGTGCTTCGCGTCGGGGCGGCGGATGACCGTCGTCGTGATGCCGTCGGCGTCATCAGCACGACTCGTCTCGACGTGCTCGAGGAAGACGCCGATGGATCCCAGCATCGACGATGGTGAAGCAACGACCTCGTCCGCCTGGCTGGCCAGGTAGTAGGCGGCCGAGGCCATCAGCGTGTTCGCCACGGCCACCATCGGCTTGCGACCCCGCGCCTCGCGGATCTCGGTCGCGAGCTCCTCGATCCCGTCGACGGCGCCGCCCGGGGAATCGACATCGAACACGATCGACCCCACCGCCTCGTCGGCCATGACCTCTCGGAACGCGGCGCGCAGGGACTCGACCGTCGTCCCGCCGGACATCGCCGCCATGAGATTGGCCCGCGGCATGAGGACGCCGTAGACCGGGAGCACCGCGACCGCGCCCGACATGCGCGCACCGCGGCGTGGACCCTGGGCGGCCTCGGCGGCCCCCACGCGCTCGGCGACCTCGTCTTCGGTCAGGCGCACGCCCTCGAGGCGTGCAAGGACGATCTCGGCGACGATCCGGCCCTCCGCTTCGCGGATGAACCAGGGCGTCTCGAGAGCCGCCCGTGCGACGCGTTCGTAACTCATCAGGCGGCCCTCTCGATCTCGGGTTGGTTCATGGCCTCATCGGTGAGCGTCGCGACGCGCTCGGTCAGCCAATCGGTCATGACCGCCGGCCCGTCGGCCAGCAGCGCCGTCCGTCCGGCCGAGGCATGCCGCTGAGCGGCGTGTGCGGGGATGTGGAGGTCGCCGGCCATGCGATCGACGTGTTCGGCGTAGAAGGCATCGACGCCCGTCCGCCAGGCCGTCCGGTCGTCACCCGTTCGCTCGGCGAGCTTCGTCATCGCGGCCATCTCCCGTCGCACGACTCGCGCCGCGGCGTCGGCGGCGTGGAGCCGGAGGAGCCCGACGGCCTGTGAGCCGGGTCCGGGCGGCCCGGGCATCCGTGCGACGCCCTCGTCGCCGGTGCTCATGTTCGCCGGCGTGAGCGGCTCGTCGAGGCCGTCGATCGGGTTGAGGTCCTCGCGCTCGCGGACCTCGTTGCGCGTCATCCAGCCCCACTGGATCGCCTTGGCGTAGGCCTCCGAGCGGGCCTTGGGATCGCCCCGGAGCAGGCCGTCGAGATTGTGCTTGGCGAAGAAGGCCTTGTCGACGAGGAGGTCGCGCCAGATGGCCTGCTCCCATCGCTCGCACCAGCCGAGGAGCGAATCGGTGACGTAGTCGGTCGAGAGCTGGGTAGCGATGCTGCTGTTCGTGGCGCCCGTCATCTCGAAGACCTTGTGAAGCGGGATCCGGAGCCAGCGGCAGACCTGGGCGACGCTGAATTGCTGGCTCTCCAGCATCTGGGCGTCCTTGCTGGTCATCGAGATGTCCGTCCAGGTCATCCCATCCTCGAGGAGAAGCGGCCGGCCGGCCCGCGGCCCGTCGATCGCGTACTCGTCGAGCGCCGTGCGCAAGGCGGCCTTCGTCGGGTCGGCGAGCCGACCCTTGGCCGACAGAACGCCCTGGTGCTTGGCGCCGCGGCTGAACATGAAGCCAGCGTATCGCTCGGCGGCGATGATGTGCCCGAGGTTCGTGGCGGCGAACTCGAGGACCGACTTATCGAGCCTGCCCGAGACGATGAACACGTCGTCGGCCAGCAGTACGCGCTCCCGGAACTCGTGCAGCGGGTCGCGGTAGATGTACTTCCATTCGCCCGACGGCTTGATGAGCTCGCGATGCAGAAGATCCGGGTGCAGCGGGACGATCGCGTCGATCGCGCCACGCGCGCCAGACCGGATCTCGTTGACGCAGCGCCCACGGAGCATGGCGATCGCGGTCACCATCTCGCGCCACATGAGCGACGTCTGGTAGCCGTTCGGCTGGTCGTGCAGCAGCTCCTGCAGTTCGTGGTCGCGTGCCTTGCGCGACCCTTCCTCACCGAGGTCCTCGAACATGTTGAGCGGGACCTTGGCGACGTCCTCGCTGATGTACGTGACACCGGCGTAGAACGCCGGGATCGTCATCGCGGCATCTGGCGTCACGGCCATCGGCGAGATGAGGCCGGGCCCGCCGTAGTAGCGGTCATCGGCCCCCCGAGCCCAGGCGTCGTCCACTGCGAGGACCGGGCCGAGCACTCCCATCAGCGTGGCCTCCGCAGCACGGGCAGGGCACCGATCCCGACCAGGACGGCCCCGGGGACGATGAGCGCGAACGGTGCCAGACCAGCGAGGACGAACCCGCCGGCGAGCAGCAGGAGCCCGAGCATGACCGCGCCCTCGGTCGTGCCCGGCTCGGGCATGAACGGGGCGGCGATCCGCAGCGCCAGGCTGCCCACCGCGGCGACCGCGCGTGTGATCCGGGTCCGGATCACACCAGCATCCTTTCGAGGATCTGCTCTTCGGTCAGGCCCTCGTATGCCGACTCGTCCGAGAGCAGCGCGCCCGAGGCGATCGCCGCGTTGCGCGCATGCCACGACAGCGTCGCCGCTGGCACCGCGTCGATCTTGTTCGAGCTGCCCTTGCGATCCTTGACCGCGACCCACAGGAGGCCGTCCTCGTCCTTGTAGCCGGTCTCGAACCGGATCGCGTTGCCGACGTGCTCCTCGAAGAGGACGCAGAGCTGATCCCCCTCGGCGCAATGCGACATCGCGCCCGAGCGCTGAGCCTCTGCCCAGGAGCGGAGTGCGAAACCCATCGCTTTCGCGTTGTTGGTCCTGAACTCAGCGACCCGATCCTTGCCGTACTTGCCCGCCCAGCCGGCGATCGTGTCCTCCCAGAAGAACGGATCCGCCTCGAGGCGCCAGACGTCGAACATCTCGAAGGCGTCGTCGACGACCGCGTTGACGACGGACACCGGGATCTCGCCCTGGTAGTCCTCGGGGCGCCAGATCCCGAGCGGCCACTGGTAGCCAGACACGACCTCTGTCCCGATCAAGGCGGTGTGGTCCCGTGTCTTCGAGCCGTCGAAGCCGAGGGTCACGAGCGTGCGGGCCGCGACGATCCGGGAGACCTTCACCGCGATCGATCGGAACCGCTCGAGGTCGAACGCAGCGCCGGAGCCAGAGGTGAGGCCGTTACCGAAGAAGCGCGACGCCTGGGCCGGATCCTTCTCGACGAGGGCGGCAGCCTCGGCCTCAATAGCCTCGAGCTCGACGTGGCCGCCGTTCTCGCGGCGCGTGTCCTCGGGATAGACGATCCGGTGGATCTTCCGGCGGTCGGCCTTGTTCGCGTACGAGAGGTTCTTCGGCGGCCAGATCGCCTGGACGTAGATGTCGTCGACCTTGCCCGATTCGGCGAGCTCGTACTCAGTCTGGGCCGTCGAATGCTGGGAGGGATCCCAGCTGTTCGACTCGAGCGCGGCTCGGGCGCTCATACCGGCGAGGTTCCGGTGGAGGGTGTCGGCGACCTTCGTCATACCGTTGCGCGGCGTGTAGAAGCCGACCTCAGTCTCCACGACGAAGGTGCCTCGTGCTCCCACCCGGGAGGTGTCCGAGCTGGTCACCGGCTCGATCAGGCCATCGCCGGGGAGGCGGATGAAATCCTCGCCGGTCTTGGGCATCAGGAACGCGAGCGGCCCGAGCTCGATCATCGGCCTGAGGGCCTTGTAGACGTTGCCGGTGCCGTCCTCGCTGACGGCGATGATCTGGATCCAGGGTGTCGGGCGGAGCGCCCCCATCGGTTCGCCTGGCTCATAGGCGTATTCCCATCCGCAGCTGCAGCCGTGGTCCGCGCAGGCGTAGCCATCGTCCTGTCCCGCCCAGCCGCCGAACACCGACGGGCCGACCGCCTCGACACAGATGTGCGCGGCGCTCTTCGGCGATTTGCCGACCTTCTGAGGCCCGATGTCGAGTCCGCGACGGAAGCGGAACGCGGTCGAGTAGATCGGGTTGACCGCGTCGAACTCGGCCGTGCCCTTGACCAGGTAGAAGTTGCTGAACCAGCGCAGCTGGCCGTCATACAGCCGAAACGGCCGGCCGCGCCGAAAGCCGTCCGGGATCCGGCAATGGATCTCGATCCAGCTCGGCACGACGGCCATCGGGGCGTCGGCGCGTGGCTCAGCCTGCATCGCCCATCTTCCGTAGTCGGTCGCGCGCATCGGAGATCGGGATCGGTCGCGCGCCTGCCTCGGCGCCGGCGGCGGGTTCGGTCCCCACGGCCGAGTCCTCGACGATGACCCAGCGGTTCCGCGCGAGGCCGGGCTGAGAGAGGCCGAGATGCTCCTCCATCCGAAGGACGAGCGTGCGCAGGGCCGCCGGCGCGCCGCGCTTCTCAGCCTCGCCCTGCGTCCGGACGAAATTCGCGACCTCGCGCTCCTGCCCGGCGGCATCCCACATCAGCGCCTGCGGCGTCGCCCAGAGCTCGGCCCAGATAGCCAGCTCGCGGCGCGTAGGCCGGGGGAGTGCGAACGGCGGTGGCTCGCCGACACGGCCGCTCGCTGGCAGCCGAACCCAGTCCGCGCCAGCCCGCCCGTTCCGGACGGCGTTGCGGTCAGGCGCGGGGCCGCTCCGCGCGCGGGCTCCGCCGCTGGTCATCGCTGCCTCGACGCGGCGGCGAGCCGAGCACCCTGGGCGCGCTGGCAGTGCTGGCAGCCGGGACGGGTCCCGTCGGCGACCGTGCCGCCCTGGCTCGCCGGGACGAGGAGGTCGGCCCCGGAGGCGATCCCGGTGCAGCCCGGTAGTCGCATCTCACACGGCCGCCCTCGAGCAGCCCGTGCGGACTGGTCGTAATCAGCGCCGTGGCCCCTGGCCTGGCGGGGGACACCCCGATGGTTACGCGAGGACCGTGGATCATTCGACGACGACGGGTGGTGCCCACACGGACGCAGCTCCGGGCATCCCGGAGCTGCGCAGACCTGGCTGGCGCGGGCGATAGCCAAAGGCGTCAGGGCTCCCTCGGCGGCTGTTCCTGCTTCCGCTTCGGGACGCCGCATCCACACGAGCACATCAGAGCTTGCCCTGCGCCCGGAACTCGTCGATCAGGGCCACCTCGATCCTGATCGTCGGGAGCGAGAGCATCACGCGGTGATGGTCTTGTTGGGCTGGCCCTCTGGCGTGACGACGTTGATGGTGTCGCCCTGGGCGACGGTGGGGGCCTGATTGGCGACGAAGGCGATCAAGACGCCGAGGAAGGCGATGACGGAGCCGATGATCGTCGCGACCTCGACCGCGTCGACATCGGGCACGAGCTGGAGGATCAAGACCTGGACGAGGGCGCCTGCCGCCGTCACGAGGCCGATCCATTGGTTGGTTGGGCGACCCAGGATCATGTCTCAGACCTCCTTCTCTTCGGTGAGCGCGTCAGGCTCCTCGTCGGTGTCGTCCGCTTCGTCTGTGTCCGCATCCTCGACATCAGCCGCCTCGTCGGTGACGTCATCGACGCTATAGGCCGCGGAGTCAAGGCCGGTGAGGCTCCCGGTCGGTCCCGTTCCGCCCTCCGGTGTCGCAGCGCGCAGCGCCCGAACGAGCGATCCGAACGCCTCGCGGACGTCGTCGGCCTCGGGGCCATGGCCTGAGACTGAGATGCTGTAGCTCATGAGTCCTCCTAGAACGCTGTGACGTGGAACCAGCTATTGCCCTTGGCGTTGCCGTACCACTTGCGTGAGCCGCTGAGCAACTGCCCTGTTGTGGTGACCTGCGACGCCGTCCAGCGGGTGCCGTTCGCGAGCGGCGGGGCGGACTGTGGCGCGCTGGTCGTGGGCCGCTTGCGCCGGACGGCCTTGCGACCGCTCGGGACAGCGATCTTCTTGACCTGTCGCGGTGTCAGCTTCTTGCCGCCGTAGCGCAGCGTGACCGTCGGCGCCGGCGCGACGTAGGCCGTGGTCGGGACCTTGGTCAAGAACACCATGAACCGCACGCCCGCTGACAGCTTCTCGGCGTAGGCGCGGAGCGTGATCTCCTTCTCCCAGCGGCCGGTCTGGCAGATCGGGTCGTCGATCCAGCGCCAGACGAGACCGGCCTCGAACTTCTTCTTCGGATGGATCCCGATCGCGTGGTCACCGTCGAACGCGCCCGAGCAGGTCGCGTTGCTGAACCGATCCGAATCGCCCTGGAGGAGGATGTACTGGCCGCCATCCAGTGCCGCCAAGGCGTTGTGCCAGCCCTTGCCCGAGCGGTCCTCGGCCGGAACCCCGAGCCTCTTGCAGGCGAGCACAGCGTCGGGGATGGACCAGCCCGGGCTCGCCGGACTTGTCTCCTCGGAGGCCTTGACGAGCGCCTTGACCTGGTCGGGCGTCTTGTTGACGCGGCCACCCGTCGATGCGTTGGCCCCGTTGGTGACCGATGTCCAGGTGCAGCCCGAGCTGCGGGTGACAGCCGATTGACCGGCCGCGTACTGCGAGCGGTGCGGGTTGACGTAGGTCATGACGCGACCGGCAAGAGGGTGAACGTGTCGCGGGCGACCTCATCGGGCACGCCGCTCACGGGGTTCTGCTGGTACAGGACGCAGGAGCCGTTGAGCGGCACGTAGTCGGCCGCCCACGCCTGGCTCACGCCGACCGTACTGTACGTGTAGAGGTCGTGCGAGCCGACGAACGGGTAGGCCCACACGATGGTGCCGTCGTCGAGCGAGCCGTAGCAGGTCACGACGCCGTCGGCGCTTGATGCCACGGTGAGGGAGCCGCCGACCTGGATCACGTCGGTCTGGACATCGACGAACGTCGCCACGGCGGCGGCGTGCGGGTGGGCATTCGTGGACTTGGCATCGACCGGGACGGCGGCGACGAAGACGAGCAGGGTAGCGAGAATCAAGCCCGCCGCAACGTAACGCGTCATGAAACCTACGTGGGTCATGGTCACGAGCCTCCAACCTGGACGCTGATGCCGCCGGTCGCGAACCCGAGCGCCGCCGCGACCGCGACGATGATCGCGATCAGCCGGGGCGCATTCTTGGACAGCAGCTCGACTGAGTAGCGAGCAATGCCGAGCGCCCCATCGCGGCGCGCCTGATCGAGCTCGAAGTGCCTGATGAAGTCGTAGAACGTGCCATGCGCGGCCCGACGCTCGGTCGCTTCGTCCTCATGCTCTTGGGCATGACCCTTGGCGAACCCCTCGATGAGCGCCCGGGTATCGCGCTGGTCGCGAGCGACGGTCTCGACCTGGGCCGTCACACGGGCCTCGGTCGCGGCGAGCTCGTTGTGTTGCGCGACCGCGACCGATTCCACGTGGGTTCGCAGATCCCGGATGTCCTCCCGGACATCGTCGCGGAGACCCTCGACCAACGTCTGGAAGCCAACGGCGATCGTGTCTGCCGCCGGCATCGCCGGACGCTCATCGGTCATGCGGAGGAGATGCGACCGCTAGGGCGAAGGAGCCCCGAGCGGCCGTCGACGAGGAGATGTCCGACCACATGCGATCCACGGATTGATACGGTAGCCGTGTGCAACCATCGGCGCAAGTATTTCGAGTGGTCGGACAAGGGGTAATCGGTCGTTTAGGTGGCAATCCGTGCTCGGGTCGTCGTTTCACTCAGACCCGATACCGAATCCGATATGCGGTACCAGACTCCGCAGTTCGTGCTCAATCGGGCGGGGTCTAAGAGTTTGGGCAGGCTAACTGGCAACTATTCGACGAACGCGGGCGGAACCGGAACGTCGATGTATTGGCTCGACGTTCGGATAACATGCCCATCAGGAAGAAGCGCCTGATCGTCCCTAACGGGGATCGTGAATGTCCCGAAGGTCGGACCGCCCATGGGCATCTTGACGCGGCCGGGACGTATGTAGCGACCCCAGCGGCGTGTCCAGTACGTGGCGGTCGTTGGATGCCAGAACGGGTCCACATTGGACTTCCAAGGCACGGGCTCGGACCAGAGCTTGTAGCGCCCGCCTCGCGGGCCGGTGGCATACTCCTGCTTGGCGATCTGCGCCAAGCGAGCATCCAGCCACTTCTGGGCCTGTGCGGGCTCTTGGGCGAGGAACTCCAAGCTGACCTCGCACGAGAAGCTGAACGCCTGCTCGCGAGCCGTCAACCCATCGCCCCTTCCAGCTTGTCCGCGGCGGCCCGCAGCGCTTCCGGTGTCTGCCCGATGCGTCGACCGGAACGTGTTGCCCCACAGCGACGGCCGCCCGACATACACGGCGCCGTCGGGCATGCGCCAGCCGCGGAGTCGCCGGCGCTGGATGCGCTCAGCCACGGCAGTCGCGGCGGTACAGGTTGTCGACCCAGACGAGCGCCGCGACCGCGGATGCCGGCGGTCGCGGCGAGGAGCGTCACGCATTTGCTCCGCGGCCGAGTTCACGCGCTTTCTGCCAAGCAACCTCGACGAGCTCAGGCGAGATCCATTCGCACGCCGGGGCGATGGATCGGAGGAACGGCCCCGCGAGGGTGATGTCCTCCTCCGGCGTCCCTGCATGGCAATGCTCGGTGGTCCGGGGATCGGCCATGAACGCCTGCAGGATCTCCAGCGGGAATGCGATCGAGTTGACCGACGGGTCTGCGGCAAGCGCCCATTCGTGACGCTGACAGACGAGGATACGAACATCCCCGACATCGAGCATTGGCCGGTCGCTCACGAGAGGGACGCCGACATGGAAGCCGTCGGGCCCGAGAGCCCTCCGCTGGCCGCTCCGGAGGCGACCGCCGGCGATGGAACGGAGCCCCGGCCTGCCACCAGCCTCGGGAGGCGACCGGCTTCGATGCGGTGTCGAGGCCCCGTGCTCTGGGCAACAGCGGACCAGACCGGGGACAGGTCGACCCGGACGGTGGTCTGTTGCCCAGGGCGCGAAGCCGCGTACACGAGCAGCGCGATCGCGACGAGGAAGGCGATGACGAGCCGGGCGACGACCATGCCGCGGCGGAGCGATCGGGGCGGGATGGCGACGTAGCCCTCGCCGCCGCAGCCGGGACACGGCACGGTCTCGTAACTGACCGCGCCCCGGTGCTCGTCGTAGACCATCCGCGACACGACGACGCGGTCACCGTCGCATTCCTGGCAGACCCGGAACGCTCGGCGGCGGGTCATCGCAGGATCTCCGCGATCGCGTCGAGGTCGGACGGGCGCCAGACCCAGGTCTCGATGCGGGCGTAGGTCTGGCAGCCGTCGGCGACGCGGAAGTCGCCGATCGGCGCTGACAACTCACCGAGCGCCGCCAGGACTGCGGCCTGGTCGACAGTGACGGTCGTCGTCTCGCGCTTGAGCTCGGCGAAGATCAACCGCCGATCACGGACCCGGAGCAGCGTCAGGTCGGGCCAGCCGGCGCCGAGCGGTCCCTCGACAGGGGTCCGCCAGCCACGCTGCGTCTGGGCTGGCCGGAAGTGGACCCACGACCAGCCGAGGACGCCGGCGAGATCGGTGACCATGCGCTGGAAGTCGGCCTCGGTGATGGCTCGATCACGGCGCTGGACGTCGGTGAGCGCGGTCATGCCGCGGCTCGCTTGAGCTTCGGCGACGCGCCGATCGCGACCTTGCGGCCCTTCGAGACGTTGCAGGCCAAGTGGGCGGTCTGCCAGTTGGTCGGGTCGTGCGGGCCGCCAGGATCCCGGTGGTCGATCGACGCAGATCCGGGGTGCGGGTTCGTCAGTTCGGGATCGACCGGGGCGCCGCAGAGCTGACAGATCCAGCCATCGCGCTCGAAGATCGCGCGACGAGCGGCGTAGCGGACCCGCGGGAACTTGCGGCCGGCGCCGCGCCCTGGGCGATCGCCTCGGTCGCGCGCGTTCAGCGCGGCCGATCGACAGCGGGTCGAGCAGTAGTGCTGGGTGAACCTCGTTGCCGTCAGCGGCCCCAGACAGTGCCGGCACTCGACCTCGGTCGGACCATGGAACGGCGTGAGCTTCGCGGTCACGGCGCCGAGACGCATCCCTCGTTCGGCGGTCGCGGCGATCCGACAAGCGTCGGAGCAGTACGGTCGGTTTGGTGCGGCGGGCTCTGGGCACTGCCGGCAGAGACCAACGGTTGCAGGCTGACGGCGGCGGCGCCCTTCGCAGGCTCGGCAGCGAATGGCGCCTGGCTTCGAGATCGTCGACGAGCAATCGCGACACTGCGCGGTTCGGTGAGCACGGCACCACGCGAGATTTGCGCACCGCGGTGAACACCATTTCCGATCCGGTCGTGCGCGCTCGCCAAGACCCACCCCGCAGTGCAAGCACACACGCTCGGACGCCGGGGCCGCGATTTTAGAACCGGTCTGACCAACTAGCATGGCAGCCAGCTAGTTGGTC